GGCTATTTCCATTTATTCCTCCTTTTTCTAGGGTATAATCATACCAGAGAGGGTCGTTACCCCCTCTGTATGCCTCTTAAATCAAGTTTTATTAGGGTTATAATACATGACAAGTTGACTTCTACCCATTGTACCTTTGCGTGTAGTGCCATCACGATATATAAATCCTTTCTTTTCAAGTGTTGCATATCGTGGTGTGATACTTGACTCTCTAATTTTGTGCAGTTCTAATCGTGCATACACATCATCATGTATTGCACCTTTCTCACCACATGATTTTATGGCTCGAAGAACAATGCCTTCAAGTCTATTGGTGTCAACTTTTTCAGCAGCTTCCCATGAAGTCTTTGGGTCATGTGTTCTTGCTCTTGCAGTCATTGATTCCTCCTATGCAAATGCTGTATTTGATTGTTCTATTGGACAATGTATAGATGGCTTAAAGTCATTTGTTTTCATTTTCCAATGACTAGCTTTTTCTCTAGCACATTCTTTACATCTTGTAGGATTTTGTCGTCTGTCTTTGACTCGTGGCAAATCTGTGCCACAAGTCATACATTGACTATATTTAGAATGGTATGTCATCTAGTTTCTCCCCTCCTAAATCTACTTCTTGATGCTCAAGAACTGTTGCAGTAGTAACAACATCATCTTGTCTTGGTGTTGAATCACCTATCCTGCAAGACAAGAACTTTGTATTACCATCTTTAGATACAGTTTTCCATGCTGCTATTCTACGTTTCTCTTGACCTGCAAGTGTTATTGGTCCACTAAAGTCTGGTGATTTTTCATTCAATGATTTGTCATTCTCATACATTGTTCCTACTTTTTGGTAAACATCTCTTGCTGTTCCACCATCAGGTAGTGATGCTTTGACTACCACTAATCTGAACTCATCACCTTGACTATTTAGTTTGCCTTGTACGAGCAGACTTTCATCTGCTCTAGGTTTGAATAGACTACCTCTGTCTGTGTTATCATAATCCGTCATCTTCTACTCCTTCTGATTTTTTAGAATTGCTGACTTTGATTGTTGGTTCTGATGCTTTGTTACCATCATCATCTTCTGATGGCAGACCATATACAGATTGCAATGTATATCGTTTAGCATATGTTATAGCACTACCAATCTTTTGTGGGTTCTCCATATTAGCTTGAGATAATATGATAGGTAACTTTGATACATATGTATTATCATCATTGGTATGCCTTACAGTAGTAACAACAACTACTTCTGATTTGGTTTCCATGTGACTGACATAAACATAGTCAATCTCTTGTGTGAAATACAAACCAAATTGATTGCCTTGATTTACTGCTGTAATAACTGACTCTAATGTAGAGTAGTTACTTCTAAAGTGTGGATTCTTTCCATCCTTCTTTGCAGTAACAGCAAGTTTTTGAAACTCAAGCATAGCAGTCTTTAAGTTATATACTTTACTTTGGACTGGTTTCTTGATATTAGTTTTAGTATCTGTCATGTGTAACCTCCATTATACAGATGGTTGAAGGGGTGAGTGGGTCTGCTCACCCTTTCTTTGTTATGCGAATTGACCCTCGCTTATCTCTTTTGACACTTATCTTTTCATTATATATTTCAGATTCATTGTCATTCATCTCTGCTTTTATTTCTCTCTTTGCGTTCTCAAATATCTTTGCGCTTTCTTCATGCAATAAATATTCTGTACTTGCTAGTGCAAAGCTATTACTTCTTGATACATCTCGCTTAACCTTGCCATTGATAGATATTTTGTTTTTAATTTCTGTATCTATTACAATGGGATTTGTCTTATCAGGTTCGTTGTTGTGAATGATATGTTCCCAAAACATTTTGATAGATTGCAATAATCTTTCTTGATAATCATTTGATGATTCAATTTCTACTGCTTCCCATTTGTTACCAAATATAACAGATAGTATTATTTTATTTATACCTGATAGATAAGAATAAAATTGTATCTGTGGCATATAATAGTTAATCATATTTTCCATAGTATTCATTGAATGTGTGTGCTTACACTCAATACCAATGTCATAGTTTGTAGCTGTTGACTTTGCTATACCATCAAGTGTGCCTTGTAATGTAATATTACCATAATGTTTTGATACAGAATGTTGTCGTGTAAAAGTTGTTTGATAAATTTTTTCTGCCCACAACATATTAAATTCTTCTGTAAAAGTTCCTAACTGTACATTGAACATATTAGATAGGTCATCACGACCTACTAATCCTTTTTTGATTTGATATAATTTTTTCCAGTCACCTCTCATTAAAGAAACCATATCACTTCCTCTAATAAAATCTTCTTTCATAGGCGACAGCTTTGGTATTTCTGCCATTGTTAACCTCCATAGTTGCTATCAGCATACTAAATTATGCTAATAAAATCAAGCAGTTAATTAAACAACATGACACTTTCTGACGGATAGCTAGTCCGTTGGTCTTCTTCATGTTAATTCATGTTTACATACCATAGACCTGATTGAACCAGTGGTACACCATGCTGTTTAAGATTTCCCTATAGGGATTATTCCCATGTGAGAGGTGTTGCGTTTAACTGAAACATCACGATGGTTTGGGAATCTAGTTATTTTAATTGTTGTATTAATTTACTACTGACAAGTTCTACTAAAGACTTGCGATAGTAATACTCTGGCTCAACATACTTCATTATGTCTGCTAGTGCAGGAAACCATGACTCTTTGTAACACAATTTCTCACAAGCATTTTTTAGTATGTCGGCAGGTATATGATTTAGTTTTGAAGCATACACTTTAGCTTTCAATGCCATATCTTTTTCATTGAGTGCTGCTTGTTTGTTAGTGCATACCATTACTTCAAGAATCCATTTGCGTATAGTATCTTCATCAGCAACAACCATACATTCTTTCAGTGCAGCTACAACTTGCTGTCGTATCTTGTGGTCAAAGTTAAATGTATTAGGCATTGTAAATCTAAAGAACATATACTGATTGTTTACCTCCTCATTTATCTTGCATTTCAGTATATATTCTATGATAGAAACTGTTGCCTTTGTTACTTTGTTTGGGTTTTTCTGTCCTTGTTCGAGCAAGGTTTTTTGTTTTAGCTTGTCTTGCACACCATTCACTATAGACTCTATCCCAGTCTTGTCTTTCGTATTGGTTAGTAATATAGAAATGTTTGAAGTACTTTGTTTCTCTGTCATGGTTTACCTCCTTGTGTTGTTGCATGACTGTTTGGCTTGGTTGCCAATCCTTTGATAGTTTCATAAATATTTACTCCAGTATTCATTCCAATCATCTGAAACGATTTCACTCACATGACTGATATCAGTTTCATATGTCAAATCTAACTGCTCTACAATATGATTGACAACTTCTGATTGTGTTTCTGCTGTTGTTAGTATTGCATGGTAATTATCTACTTCATGGACTCTTTGTTCCCAATCTAATAGATAGTCTTTGTATCTGCTCATTTTTTTTCCTCCCATATTTCATTACAATATAATTCTGCCATACGAACTGGTATAACTTCTTTTGTATTACACTTATCACAACATCTGCCTGATGCTATGGGTTCAGCATTATGTCCATCAGACCAATATACTTTTCCTTTATGGTCACGATGTTTTTCAATTTCTTTTTTACATATTATACATTTCATTTGATTATCTCCTCAAATATTTTATCTGGAATGATAGCAACCCATCTTGGATTACCAGTTTTACGTTTATACATTGCTATATCTTTTCCTTGTAACACTTTGAAAACACTAGGAAATTTATCTACTGCTCTGTATTTTATTTCAACAACATACTCTTTATCATTGATAATAAGTTTGATGTCACCAGTATGCTCACCACCAAGACTACCTGATAGAGGCACTTTTTTTGCAGGTAACTTCCATGAATTAAATAGTTTTACAAACCAGTTCTCATGGTAGTTGCCTTTGATTTTACTCTTGCTCGGCATTACTAATCTTATTTCTTAGTGCGTTTATTTGTAAATAAATATCATAGTCATGGTGGTAATCATCATAGTCATTCGTGTATAAATTCTTTATTACAAACTTTAATACTCCTGACATGATTGACATTTCATCATCATTAAATTCTAACTTGTACATTTAAAACTCCTCATCTGTTGCTGTGATAGTTAAGTAAACTTGCAATGCTTCACACCAACAAAGCAAGTTAAAGAGTCTTGGTTCACGCACCATGCGTTCCCATTCTCCAAATAATTTTGTATCAATTCCTATTTGTAATGCTAATTGTTCCTGCGAAATTTTGCGTATTCTACGCAGGAACACTAGCTTTTCTATAATAGTTTTGTATTGATACTTTACTGTGTTTTTCATATGTGTCGTAGCTGAGTATCAACACGCATTTCTACAATATCTTTCTCGATATATTGTGCATGGTTTTGTTCATAAACTCTGATTGTTTCTGCAACCATTTTGTTTATCCAAACCTCTGTCGTGTAGTTACCATACGGTTTTGCTACTGAAGCAAGGTGTGTGTACAAGTCACGATAATCTGGTGGACTTGCAATCCTTGCTATTGATTGGCACATTTTTTTTTCTTGAGTTGTATAGTTTATAGTCATGCTACCTCCTTTAACAATGAATCTGATTTATTCATGTAAGTTATTAGTTTGCTTTCTCTTTCCACAATAGTTTTGTGTGGGTTAGATACTTGAACTGGGTGTGAAATCCAATGGGTTACTGCATTATACAATGCCCATTTAGTTTGACCCATATCTTGACGATAGTTATTCCACTGACACATAAGATTATAGAATTGTGTTTCGTTTCTATACTTACCATCAATGGTAGGTCGTGCTGTATATGTTAGTTTGTTAAACATTTCTATAACATCATACTCTGATACTCTAGTGTTTGCCCATTGCATATATCTTTCTTCATTGGTATGAAAGAAATCAACTGAATGTTTTAGATGGTCAAAGTTATATTTGAATACACCATTATGTTTGAGTCTGAAGTTAGCTACTCTATCTGCTGTTGTACAGCCATTCAAACACCATAATCTTAGACCTGCTGCTGTAATCATTATTGACCACACTCCATTGTATGAGTTACGAAGTGTTACTTGAAACGCAATGTAATCATCTTTGCTTGGGTCTTTGATTCTTACGTCACGACAAATAAACTTTGCCATCATCATTGCGCCATTGTCGTAAGTCTTTATCTGTGGCACGAACTCATTTGACACTTCATGTAGTATTTCTTTTACTGGGTTTACGACTTGTGCGTGTGTGACCGGTCGGTATGCAGTTGAATGATTACCTAGATACTCATTGGTATCTGCATTGATAATCATTATTCTATCAGGACAACTTACTGTGTCATATTCTAGCATACCTTCCATTGCTATTGTTTTTATTGGAAATGAATAGTCATCTTCATAACCAACTATTTTATTGATTGATTGTATATGATTCATTGTAACCTCCATGTTGTGAATCAGTTAGAAAATATTAAGTACAAGATAAATATTTCTGTGACAATTAACAAAAATAATACAAAGCAAACTATTTCTTTTGTGTCAAATAGCTTGGGTTTGTAGCCAGTTTCACTAGCTTCTTGTATATGTTTAAGTATATATTTATTCATCATATAATCCTCTTACATAATTGGACAATCCCATATTGGATTACAGAATAACCAAATATAAATATAATAATCCAGAAAAAAATGAATGGGTCGTACCCAGTAAATTTGTATGCACCATATAATCCAAGCACTACTAATATTGTGCCAGTTATTATATAACTAATATGTAATGATGTTAATGATAACATTTTGTACTCCTTTTGATTTTGATTTGATGACAGTTGAATTGTTTTGTTCTCGCTATTACACTATATAATTGCGTGGGGTTAGCTACTGGATGCAGTTACAAGCTACAAACGAAATAGCAAGAGAGTAACCTATTGGCTACTCTCTTTACTATGTTAAGCAAGTGTTCTTCTTTCCACTTTCTTATCTGCATTTGTAGGATTGAACCTAAATGATTTCTCATTTGCAATCCATGTTTCATATGCCTCAACTTCAACAATTCTTAGTCTTGCTGAATACATAGCTACCAAGTAATACTTAACATCATCAGATGCAACCTTATCTGCACCAATATCTGTTATTATCTTTTGTATAGCTACGTACTTTCCTTTCTTGTTAGCCAATACTTTATCTACATTCATGTTAGTACTAGCAAGTGAATCTTGTCCACAATGCGACTTTAGGATGTAGCTGTATTCTGCTAGGTTAAAGTTCAGTTCAAATACTGAGTTAGTAAACCTATCATAGTTCTTGTAAAGTAAATCTGCCTTGTTACTTACAATAGTTGAACCATCCTCTTTTAGAACTGAACTTATCTCATTAGCTAGTTTCTCCATTTTCTGCAAGTCACTCTTTACTGCATAGAGAGAGTTAGTAATGTTCTTAGTAGTTCTCAACATATGAGTTATGTTCCACATGGTATTATCTTCACCAGTAAACTTTACTCTTGTGTCTTCTGCATCAAAAGTGTTTGGCTCAAGATGCTCTACCTTTCTTCTTACTAAATCGTAAAGGTCTTCTTGTGTTTTAAAGTTAATTATTTCTAACATTTGTATATCTCCATTTGTTAAAGTTAGTTATTTATGTTAAATCCACAACAGCATACAAACTATTATGAACGCCAAAAAAACAAAAATAAAAAGAGTCGTCATGCAAGAAGTATTTTTTTAGGCACTTGGGTCGGTCTGGTGGAAAAAATACTTCTTGAAGAACAATGAAGCGAAACGAAACGAGAGGAAGTCGTAAGACTGACGGAAGTGTAGTTTGGCTTGTTTTACTGGTATGTAAGACTCTTTTTGTTTTATCCATCACACCTGATATACTTATAATAGTTTGTCTGCGTATCATCACCGTTCTTTCCCATTAGCTATGAATAATCCTGATGTACAACGTACGAAGGATTGCTGTCTTATGTAAGTCATTGTATTTACAGTATAATAAAATACCCTTGACAAGTGATTTCTGGATGTTCATAAAAGAGGGGGTAAGGGGGTGTTTATGTTAACTCAACGACGAATAACAAAGAAACAGAAGCTACTGATTGATACGATTGTAGCAACTGGATGTTCAATAACAAAAGCATCAAAAATAGCAGGTTATTCTGATGGTGAATCTGGTAGAGTGACAGCCAGTAAGACTTTGAGATTGCCACATATACAAGAATATATGCAACAAAGGATAAGAGAGAGTATTGGACTCAATGCTACGATAGCCAGTAAGAAAGTACTAGACTTATCAACATCAGCTAAATCAGAGTATGTTCAGCTTGAAGCTAGTAAAGACATACTAGATAGAGCAGGTTATAAACCGATAGATAAGTCAATGCACTTAGTGTCTGGGGATATTAATGTGACTATTGACTTGACATGACTAGGGGGGGTCAAAAAAGTGCGCTAACCCTGCACAAGGGGGTCTAACTCAAACATTATTTTTAGAAAAGGTAAACTTATGACAACAGACGCAGCAATGATGCTAGGTAAAGGAATTATAAATTCCATTATTACTGGTTTAGGTGGTGATTCTTTAGATGTAATAACTCCTGATGATATGCCTGAAGAAAGCATTGAGTTTTTAAGAAGGATGTTAGTTCATTATTCTGATAAAGAGAAAAGATTAGCTGAAGCCAAAGGCACTCCTTTTGCAGACCAGTTAGAAGATTATTATAATACTGGTGTTACCAGTTACCAAATGTTGAATCAATTTGGGAAGGTTGGTAATCTTTTTAGAATGAAAGAAGATGAGAATGAAGCTGCTGCATCTTTAAAATATATACTTGGTCGCTTTACTGTAAAAGAAGTAGAGGAAGATGGTATTCAAGGGTTTCGTATTTATGATAAGTATGATTTTAAAAACAATGAAAAATATTTTGCAAGTCTATATCCAGAAATATATCAATATGCAAAAGACAAGGGTTATGATACGTCTGCTGTTGATGCGCAAATTTTTATGACCACAGAAGCTATTAAGAAAAATTTAGCTAAACCAGATGCCAGTACTTTAAAAGCTATAGGGCATCCTATTTTAAGAACACTTGGTGGTTGGTTTGTTAGTGATGAAAGAGAAGAAGATAAAGTAATGAAAATAAATTTTTTTATTCCAAGAGAAAAAGTAAACGAACCTTTAGAAAACGATACTGTTATGCCAGTTAAATATTTTGAAGAAAATATTTTACCTGAAGCACGACCTGAAAATTTTGCAGCTATAATTCCTAATGGTCCAATGGATAAACAAAGAGCAAATAATTTAGAAGATTTTTTTAATTCGTTTACAACTACTCCAGTATCATTAGTTTCAGAGGCAAAAGCTGAAGAAACACAAGAAAATGACATAGTTTTACCACAAACAAAACCTAATGTAAAAAAACAACTTAGTGCTTTTCAAGAAGCATTTGCTTCTGCAAGAGCAAAAGGTGAAAAAACATTTGCTTTTACAAACAAGGCAGGTGAAACAAAACAATATACAACGGAGGTTAAATAATGGCTAATAGTGGAATTTATTGGATTGATGTAACATTTGAATGGTGTGTTGCATTTTTATATCAACTAGGTGGATTAATTGGAATAACTTATGAAGAAATAAATGTATGGTTATTTTGTATAATTTTGCCTATTGTATTATTTATTTTATTTTTTGAAATAATAAGATTAAGGTATAAATTATTAAAAGGATAAAGTTGTGGCTAAAACAGAAGCATGGACTAGAAAAGAAGGTAAGAACCCTAAAGGAGGTTTAAACCAAAAAGGTCGTGACTCTTATAAACAAGGAACTTTAAAACCTCCAGTTAAGTCTGGGGATAATCCAAGAAGGGCAAGTTTTCTTGCTCGAATGGGAAACATGAAAGGACCAGAAAGAGATGCTAAAGGCAAACCTACAAGATTGCTTCTCTCGCTTAAAGCATGGGGTGCTTCGTCTAAAGCAGATGCTAGGGCGAAAGCTAAAGCAATTAGTAAACGCAATAAAAACAAGAAGTCTAAAGGGTAAACTCAATCAATTAGAAAAGGAGAGAACTATGCCAATGGGAAAAGGTACTTACGGAAGTAAAAAGGGCAGACCACCAAAAGCTGCTAAAAAAATGGCAACACCTATAAAGAAAAAACCAATTAAGAAAAAGAAATGAGCAAAAGTACAGTTAACAAAGCAGGTAACTATACTAAACCTGCCATGCGTAAAGCTCTCTTTAATAGGATTAAAGCAGGAAACAAAGGTGGCAGGTCTGGTCAATGGTCTGCTCGTAAAGCGCAAATGTTAGCTAAACAATATAAAGCCAAAGGTGGAGGATATACTTCCTAATGGCAATGAAGAAATCACAAAGGTCGCTTCGTGCATGGACAAAACAAAAATGGAGAACCAAATCAGGTAAACCTTCTACACAAGGGAGTAAAGCAACTGGCGAACGTTATTTACCTGAAAAAGCGATTGCGGCTCTTTCTGACTCTGAATACAAAGCCACTACGGCTGCTAAACGCAGAGCAATTAGAAAAGGTAAACAAGTATCTAAACAACCCAAAAAGGTTGCACGAAAAACGAAAAGCTATAGAACTTTCTCATAGGAGTATGTAATGATAGACCCTATATCTGCATTTGGTGCATTGACTGCTGCTCATGGTGCAATCAAGAAATGTGTAGAGATGGGTCGAGATTTGGCAAGTGCTTCATCTGCTATTGAAAAATATGCAAAGGCAGAAGCCGAGTTAGGTTTTGGCAAAGAAAGAAAGAAGAAGTCTATCTTCGGTGGCATTATGGATAGTGCTATTGAACAACACTTTAAAGAAGAAGAACAAGCTAGATTAAAAAAAGAACTTCGTTCTTTGTTTCAATTATATGGTTCTCATGGTCAATGGGAAAGATTACAAGCAACAATAGCAAGAGCAAGAGCCGAACATAAAAAACAATTAGAGATACAAGCTAGACAAAGAGATGCTATTCTAAAATTTTTAGTTGTAACAATAACAGTTGTGTTAGGTGGGATAGGTGTATATTATCTTGCAATATATTTGAAAGGAACTTTATAAGTGAGTTTTTTGCATACACTCAAACCAGAAGAAAGAAGAATATTACGTCTTGTTGTAAAACGAGTTCATCTTAAACATCATCCAGAACAATTTTGTACAGATAGAGAAGCCGATAAAGTTATTGCAACTATTGGTCCTGAGGTTGTAGAAAAATTAATTCGTGTAGGAAAGAACACACACATTGATACAATTTAAGTATAAACCTGATGGTCAAGTTTTAAAAAATTTTATGAAAGATAATACTTTCTTTCGTGGAATAAGAGGACCAGTTGGTAGTGGCAAATCTGTTGCTTGTTCTATTGAAGTCTTTAGAAGATGCTTAATGCAAGAAAAAGATAAGCATGGTAAAAGAAAAAGCAGATGGGCAGTCATCAGAAATACCAACCCACAACTTAGAACAACAACAATAAAAACTTGGCTTGATTGGTTTCCTGAAAATGAATGGGGTAAGTTTACTTGGTCAGTACCTTATACTCACTATATCAAGCAAGGTGATTTAGATATGGAAATTATATTTCTTGCTCTTGATAGACCTGAAGATGTAAAAAAATTATTGTCATTAGAGTTAACTGGTGTTTGGGTTAATGAAGCAAGAGAAATACCCAAATCAATTATAGATGCTTGTACTAT